GGCGGAGTTGCCGCTGGTGGCGCTGTGGGCGGAGTAGCCGCTGGTGGCGCTGTGGGCGGAGTTGCCGCTGGTGGCGCTGTGGGCGGAGTAGCCGCTGGTGGCGCTGTGGGCGGAGTAGCCGCTGGTGGCGCTGTGGGCAAAGTCGCCGCTGGTGGGAGCACTCTTCGCTTTTTCGGAGATGAACTTGATACCAAATTCGATTAGCGACTTCAAACTTAGTTCTGCGCCAATCTTGAGCGTCGAGCAGACGCGCTTGCTATCTGCCTCAGTTTGATCGCTCACGCCATCCGCCTCAACTTCCGCGTAGCGATTCCCTTTCGCCAATCCGTAGTACGTGAGCGCATCAAGCGGGTTCTCAACGACATGGAAACCCGAGTTGCAAAGTGAGACTTTGCCCTTATGCGTAAATGTCTCGCCGAGTGCAAACTGATAGTCTCGGCACTTCAAATCCTTATCGAAACCTTTGAATGCCTTCACCGCGCCGCCTCCCTCACCCACGCCAATATCTGCTGGTGGTACACGCTCAGTAGCACGACCGCAACCACGCCCGCGGTGAACAGCAGTCCAAACGCGATCCCGCGAAAGAACAGCACACCATCTGGGCGCACGGTTGGCGCCGGATCTTCGGTGATGCTCAGGCGCTCGGCCACCTGGCGCATGGCCTCCGCCTTCGCCAGTTCGTATCTCGTAACTACTTCGACGCGGTCGCTCATCTCGGCCGGTTGCGTTAGTTCCCAAGGCGAGATTGTCATCGCGTTTTCATACTGCGCGAGAATCCTAGCTACTTCGTCTTGTGTCCGTTTCATACTTTCCTCCGTTAACCCTTGTGCTTCAACAACATCCGCGATACGCACTCCGCCATAATGGCCACCGCGAGCGCGAACGCGACTACGGCGGCCTGGAGGGCGGTCATGCTCTCCCTCTGATCATTCTCGCGCCCTGGTGCACAACCGTCAGTAAGACCGCGTCGGCGACAAGTTGCGCGCAATACATAGCGAACGGCCAGTAAGCGCCCACATATGCCACTGCATACGCCCACGCACATTGCACGAACCAGACGGCGAGGAGCCATGCGCATTCTAGGTAGTAGGCGATCATAACGCGGCTCCTGGCTGCATGAGACGGTTAATCGTCGCCACCAGCGCGGCGTTTCGCTGCTCTAGGAAGGCGTTGCGCTCCTCCAGCACGGCGATTTTCTGGTCGCGCCACTTCACCGCCCCGCGAACGGTGGCGTAGCTGTAGACGCAGCCTTGCTCATCTCCCTCTGCGAGCGTCGGCTCCATGCGCGTGTCTGGCATCACTTCGCCGCCGCTGTCAGAATGGATATGAGGAGCGCCCGAAAGCTGATGCCCTGCTTGACAGCCTTGATCTTCAGGGCCTTGTTTACTTCGTATGGAAATTCTCTGATTTGAAGCGTGTTCGTTTTCATGGAAATAATCATTGCATAGCTTTCAATTCTATGCAACACTTATTTGGAATTATTTTTTAGGGATGGGAATCAATGCACCCCCGCCCGGTTAGGCGCAATGGAGAGAAGATGAAAATGAATACTTGCTTTTGGTGCGGAGCAGACCTCGGCTATCAGTATGACTCGCGGGAGCCCGAAGCCTGCAATGAGCGCGAATGCCAACGCGAGCTGAGCAACGAATACCGTGGACAAGCTGAAGATCGGCAGGAACGTGCGCGCGAAGACGAATATTCGCGTTACTAGCGCCCAGCTCCCGCTTGCGTTCGCCCGCGCCCCGGACCACAGCGCATTCCGCCCTTCCACGCAGATTTTGCTTGCGGTTGCGTGGTAGTGCGAGTAGCCTATAGGCATCGGGGTTGCTCCCGGTACCTGTCGCCCAGACCGGTTCAGCAGGGGAGATCCTCAAACTCCCCTGCCACCCTTTCTAAGCGATTGGTAGGGTGCTGATTGAGGAATCAAACAAATGGCAGCGAAATGGCAGCAGTGGATGCCGTTCTATATCGACGCATTTATGGGGAGCCCCGCAGTTCAGGCTATGCACCCATCAGCTCGGATCGGGTACCTTTGCCTTCTTGCCCGCGCCTGGCAGACGGATGATTGCACCATCCCTTCTGACGACCTCATCCTTTCAGAAATGAGTGGCATTGGCGACGAACTTTGGAATACCCACAAAGAGAGAATTCTGCGAAAATTTGAGCCTGTTGACGGCAACGGCCGACTCCGAAACGATGTTCTTTTCGAGAAATGGAAGAAAGCTCAGAGTGTATACCTCAAACGGGCAGAATCCGCCGATCACACAAACACTGTTCGCTCTCCTAAACGGTCATCGTCTGGAAAAGATACGGTGACCGTAGGAAAAGAGGACGGTGACCGTTCGCCGACCGTTTACGGTCGTGTATATGTAGATGTTCCTGTCTCTGTACCTGTGTCTTTACCGGAAAAGCCCGTTGATGCATGCATGTTTGCCAGCGCCGTTTTACTTGAATGCCGGATCGGTGGTCGGGATCTTCGGATGGTGCTTGAGGAGATCGGTCGGGCCGAGGCAGCGCATGGGGAGGATTTAGAGGCACTAGCGGAACAGGCTTCGAGAGCATGGGTTGAATACTGCGCCGCCAAGCCGATGCTTGAATATGCCTGGGGGGCCTCTAAGTTCTTTGGGGAGGGCTATTGGAAAACGCCAGAAACCTGGCCAAGGATCGGCGCAAAACCGACAGCGAAAGAAATAGCTTGGAAGAAGTTCGAGGAAAGGACACGCGATGCCGACGAAACCGAGTGAAATGGAAACGATCTACGATGAGGCTTGCCGAGCCGCAAGCAACAGGCCGGTGCCAGAACAGGCGCAACTTAAGATTTGGCGCCAAGTTATGTGCGGGTTTGATCCCGCCGATCTTCGTGGGGGATTGGCGATCTGGTGGAGGACAGAGCAGTACCTTCCTATGCCTGCACAACTCAAACCTTTGGCTGAGCAGGCGCGGCGCGCGCGCATCGCCAAGAACACTGGCCCTAAAGACGAGGTGCTATGGCAGTGTCCAGATTGCGGCGTGACCATGACGGGCTTCATCGACCCTGCCGACAACAGGACACGCATCTGCCGAGCCCCTGGGCGCGATGGTGGAACCTGTGGCGCGGTAATGAACGAGATTCAGAGGGACAAGGCGTCATGAAGCACTTCTTTACGAAAAGCACAGTCGAGGCGTCGATCTACTGCAAGAAGTGCGGGAAGGACACAATGTGGGCTGTCAACCGCGGTCGCCCGTCTTACTGCACTGCGTGTTACAACAAAGGCGCGCCGCCTAAAGAGAAAGCGCCAGAACCGGCGCAGTCGGGAGATTTGTTCGCATGACCGCTTGCAAAGACCCAGCCAGGCCCCAGAAGGTCGGGTGCAAACTCAACCCCGTGCGGGCTGCGCTCATGGCGCAATTCGGGCTAACCTATGCCCAGTCGCGCAAGGTCAAAAACATAAAGGTATTGCTCGACCAGCTTATGCGCTGTGCCGACGATGAGGCGAGGCGCATAATCCTGCGAACGTCGGCACCGATGCCAGCGCACCCGCCGGTAACATGGCGCCCATCTGCCGCCAAGCCGGTCGTGAGCGCGACCGTGGCGGAAATGATGCGGCTGTCGGCGACGGTGGGGGCGCGAAGGGCATGAAACTATCCCCAACGCCCCAAGCCTACCTCGCCATCCACCTGGCCAACGAGCTAGGCAAGGCGCTCAAGGTGCACAAACAGCAGGAGATCATACGCGTGCGCAAGGAACGGGCGCAGCGACTCAAAGCCATGCGAGTTGCGATGGCTAGGCAGGCTTAGGCCGTCCTTTGCGCCCGTAGGGGTTCCCAGGCTGTGCGCGTGGCGTAGGACGCTTGGCGCTGCCTGCGATGCTGTTGGCGGCCTGGCGGATGAGGGCAGGCGGGATGGGCTGCTGGCAGTGGGGGCAGTTCATGCGTTCGCCTGCGGTTTCTCAAGGGCAAGGATGCGCAAGGCGAGGATTCTTGCTGCGGCTTTCATCTGGTAATAGGGTTCAAGCGCAAGGTTCGGATTTGTCTTTACGACTTCCTCAACTGCCTCATGGATCAGGTTATCTGGACGCGAATCGTATTCCATTCCATCCTCCAATGCCGGATTTCGCTCCGGCTAGCGGTTAGTTTACAGATTAGAGCCGTGGTTTGCCCCACCGCAGGAGCAATCACAAGAATGACCGCGAGCGCCAGTGCAGCGACCATCGCAAGGGCACTCAGGCCGCATTGTTGCTTTCAACTGGCCGTAGTCCATAGCGCGAAAGCAAGAAGAGCAAATACCAAACTCCTGATCGCCACCGTATTCAACAAAGCCGCGAATCTTAGCTGCGACCCAAACACCGGCGGTAACTTGAACGCCATCCGAGTTAATGCGGAACCAGCCACGGTTTCGGTCGCCGAGAGGATATTCTACGCGCTTCCCAGTTTTGCAGGCTTTGCAGTTGTAGATAATTGCGGCCATTTCCATTCCTCCACTGTTTGAATAGTAATCTAACAGGTTAGATATGTCAAGGGAATAATGCGGACTTGTGGTGAGAATCTTTAAGACCACAACATCTAGTGGCTTGACATGGGGGTGTACCCTAAAAGGGAAGTAATTTCTCCCCTATGCAGCCAAAAACCAAACCCGTTGAGCCCCACGCATCCATTCCCATCACCAAATGCAAGCCATACGCACACGGCCCCACATGGAAACCAGAGCCTAATACAGCCGAATTACTCAGAGCATTGCGATCTACCCGGAGAAGCGGGCGGCGTGAGTGGGTCGCTGAAAGAAACGCATTGACACGCTGAAACAAACGCGTTACCGTACCGAATAGAGCGATTTTGCTCTCGTCCTCCGGGCACGCAGCCCGCGACCTCCCAGAATGAGCCAAGACACAAGAATCCTCAATCTCACACGTGGGTTTCGCCTCAAGCGGAATCAAGCCCTGCGCGCCATTGAACAATGTGCGTGCGCCTGGGTAGAAATCAACGTGTCAGTGCGCGACTTAACCATCGCAGAATCAATACAGGCGCGCAATAAGCAAGCAGCGGAACGTGAGTTGCTCGACTGCGCTGAGCTTCCAGGAATCACGTTCAAGCCGCCAATCGGCGCACAGGCTGCTTACATGATCGAGCGGCGAACGGCATTCGAGGCGGATAAGTTTTATACCGAGGCTATTCAGTGACTTATGGCGATCAAGTGGACAGCCAAGATGGTCGAGACATGCGAGGAAGAGATTCTCGCAGGAACTCCCATAGCGCAAATCGCTGAGTTAATTGGCATTAGCGAGCCTAGCTTTTACAGGCACCGCTTAGAGGACGAAGACTTTGAGAGTGCTATCGCGCGCGCGCAAGCAGCGGCAAGCGAGGCTGAGATTGACCGCACCAACGCGCTAGCTAAGACTGCAACGGTCGATAACTGGCAACTCGTTCAGTTTCAATGCCGCCAGGCTCAATGGACTGCTGGGAAGCGCAAACCGAAGAAATATGGCGATAAGGTTGAGCAGTTCATCAGCGGTCCGGGCGGCGGTCCGATTCAGTCTGCAATCAGCGTGGAGTTTGTGAAGACGGGTGACAGTGGAACCGCGCAAAGTAAAGGCTGAGTTTCCCGAGAAGCTGGCGCCGCTGTTTGAGCCGCACCCCTACAAAACGCTGTATGGCGGCAGAGACGGGTGCAAATCGTGGTCTATTGCTCGAGCGCTGCTGATCATCGGGGCAAACCCAAGCATTCTATGGCCAGGGCGAATGGATGGACCTCGTATCCTCTGTGGCCGCGAAACGATGGATTCCATTCGTGAGTCAGTTCATCAGCTCTTGACTGATCAGATCGTGAATTTAGGCCTCGAGGACTTCTACACACCCCTTCAGAGCGAAATCAGGGGTAAGAACGGCACAGAGTTTGTATTCGCTGGTCTCCGCAAGCAGACAGTCTCGAGCATCAAGTCCTACGAGGCTATCGACATATTCTGGGGAGAAGAGGCAAGCACGGTAAGCCGACGCAGCCTAACGATCCTGCTTCCTACTATTCGTAAGCCAGGCTCAGAGATTTGGTGGTCCCTAAATCCTGATCTCGAGACAGACGCGGTCTATCAGGACTTCGTAATTGATCCCCCAAAAGGCTCATTCCTTTGCAAGATCAGCTATCACGACAACAACTGGCTCTCAGAAGAATCCAAGCAGAAGATTGCTACCCTCAAGGAACGCGACTATGACACATTTCATCACGTATACGAGGGCGCCACACGGTCAACTGTCGAAGGTGCCATATATAAGGCAGAGATTCAGAGAGCTCAGACTGAGGGCCAGATACGCGCTGTTCCTTATGACGGAATGCGGCCGGTCGATACGTTCTGGGATCTGGGGTACGCCGACAGAGTAGCGATTTGGGCAGCGCAGCGGACGCCGTTCGAAATCAAGGTGCTGAGGTATTTCGAGGGCGACCACCAGGCGATTGACTATTACCTGCGCGAGATTCAGACATGGGGCTATGTTCTTGGCACCTGTTATCTTCCGTGGGACGGCGGCACAAAGCAGCTTGGCACTGGACGATCAATCGAAGAGCTGATGCGCGCTAAGGGCTTCAAGGTCCAAGTCAACCGCCAGACGCACGTGGCAGATGGCATCAACGCGGTGCGGACGATATTTCCGCAGCTGTATTTTGACGCGGGGCTCTGTTCGGACGGCCTAGGCTATCTCAGGCGCTACCAATGGGGTCCGGTAACAGCTCTGGGCGTGGCAAGGCGCGAACCGCTGCACGATGATGCGAGTCACCCAGCAGACGCGCTCCGTACGCTGGCAATGGGCATCAAAGAACCGACAGGCCCTAAACCGCAACAGAAGCAAAGACCGGCGCTGGCGTCGGCGTGGAGTTGAGATGGCAAAGTTAGCCGCAGCAGAACGTAATGCAATTCCCAAGAGCGAGTTTGGGCTCCCCAGCTCGCGCAAATACCCCATGCCAGATCGTGCTCATGCCGCGAATGCGAAGGCGCGCGCGACCCAGATGGTGGCGAAGGGTAAGCTGTCCAGCGGGGCTGCAGCCAAGATCCGCGCCAAGGCGAATCGGCTACTCGGCGAGTAATAACCAGTTTGGTACACAAAGGAGAATCATGGCGAAAGAACATCGTGAGATCAGGCGAATGGAGATTGAGCCAGCCGAAAACGGGGGCCATACTATCACTCATCACTACAAGGAGCGGCCGCGTCATAGCTCGAAGATGGGCGTCATGCCTGGCTATGAAGAGCCGGAGCATCATGTCTTTGGGCCGGAGGACGGCCACGAGATGCTGGCACATATCGCCAATCATCTGAGCATCCCTGAGGGCAAAGAGAAGGACGAGCCTGAGCGGGAAGAGGAAGAAAAGGAAGCCGAAGAGTAATGGCTTGGACAGCTCCAAAAATTCAGGCCATGCTTCTGCACACCGCGGCGCCGAAACTGGCGGAGCCTCCTAAGCTACGGCTGAGCAGTCCCCCTAGTCGCCAACCCTCGCCGCGCGCGGACGGATCGCAGGAGCATACCAGCTATGGCGGTCGTTGATCTCGGTGGAATCCGCGATGAGGCGGACTTTCTCAAAGCCTCGCTCAAGCGCATGGGCCTGGAGCCGGATATTGCCAAAGCAATCGCTCAGATGGGGCGTCTGGTGCGCGATCATAAGCATTTTGAGCGGCTGCTGACCGAGGTAGACGGGGAAATTCGTCAGGAACTATATGAATCGCTCCGCCCGCACCTGAGGTTCGAGGCTAAGCCCCTTGACTGGTACGTTTCGCAGGCCGGACAACGTGCAGAGCGCGAACAATGGCCCACGCTGGGTGAAAACGGACACTTGCAGGCGTTCAAGCCCGCCGCAGACGTGTCTTCGACTATCAAAGATGCCGAGAATGCCATCGCTAAGTCGCTGGCAGAGCGAACACTTACTTTGGTTTGTGGAAAATGCACAAGAACGGGCATCTTTTACGCAGTTGGCGAGGAAACGAACGTGGATGTGATCCTGAAAGCGCGTCGGGATGGATGGATTTACGACTTCAAGCATGAACCGCCGCGGGAAATATGCCCTGAATGCCCCACCACACTGAGAACGACCTCGAATGGCTGATAAAGATCCCGACCTCGGTACTGGAAATGACGCGCTGCTGAAGCGTATCCGCGAACGCTACCGCTATGGCATGGAGAAGTGGCGGAAGAACCGTGAAGAGGGCCAGAAGAATATCCGCTACATCTCCGGAGACCCATGGTCAGACGAAGATAAGCTGGCCCGTAAGGGTCGGCCAACTGTTTGCGCGGACGAGCTGAATCAGTACGTCAACCAGGTGTGTAACACTGCCCGCCAGAACCCCCGCGGCATTAAAGTAGACCCGGCCGGCAATAATGCCACTGACGAGCTGGCAGAGTACCGCGAGAACCGCATCCGGGCGATTGAATATGGCTGCAATGCGAGCCGGGTCTATATCGGCGGCCTGCAAGGCGCGGTAGAGCGCAACCTTGGCTTCTGGAAGGTCAGCAGGGCGTATGTGGATGATGAAACTGACGAGCAGGAAATCTTGATCTTGCCGATCATGAACCCAGACGCAGTGCTTATTCATCCTGATTACAAAGAACTTGACGGCTCAGATATTGAATGGGCGTTTGAGTTGGACCGGATGCCACTCAACGAGTTTGAGAGAATGTTTCCAGACGCTGAGAAGGTCAGTTTCGCCGCAGCAGACTTTGGGGAGGACAGCAGTCTCTGGTATGACGGGAAATCGATCCTGATTACCTCTTATTGGGAGGTCGAGTACAAAAAGAAGAAGGTGGGCAAGAAAGAGCGCACTGTCCAAGCGCGCACGATTTGCCAATATATTACCAATGGGGTCGAAATCTTGCAAAAGGGCGATATCCAGCCTGGGCCGTATATTCCCATTGTGCCAGTGTTCGGCAAGGAATTATGGATCGAGGATGGCGGCGTCCCTGAGCGCGTACTGTTATCGTTAGTATCCCTGGCGCGTGATCCGCAGAAGGCGCTTGCGTATGTGATGAGCGCGATGTTGGAAAATGTAGGCCAGCTTCCCAAGACGACTTACATTGGTGCCAAAGGACAATTTGAGTCAGATTCCGAGGCTTGGGGGACCGTCAACACGGTTTTCCACCCCACGATCCAATATGATCCGATTGTGGACCCAGCTAGTGGGCAAACGTTGCCACCTCCGCAGCGCACGCCGCTGACTCCGGACTTCCAGGCTTACGCTACGGGCGTCGATATCTGTCACCGGGCAATCCAGTCCGCTATGGGCGTGGCGCCGCTACCTACCGCCGCTCAGCGCAAAAATCAAAAGTCGGGCGTAGCTCTTGAAAAGATCCAGTCCGAGCAAGCGATTGGCAGTTATCACTTGGTGGATGCTTACGACCAGGCAATTAAGCTCACTGGGCGGATTATCAACCATTGGCTGAGCGAGACGGACCTGGGCCAGACGACCAAGCCGGTGCGTCTAGCGGACGGAAAGCACAAGTTGGTGCAGATCAATAGCGACGAGCCTATCGAGGATGGGGATCACACCTACCACTTTCCCATTGAGGACGACAAGGGACGCTATCAGGTCACGATCAGCAGCGGCCCATCTCACGAATCGCAGCGCGAAGAGGGTTCTGAATTCGTCGATACGTTGATGGGGAACCTGAAGAACCTTCCGCTTGCGCCCCCGCAGATGCAGAAGTTGATGGCGCTAGGTATTCGGCTGAAGCAGTTAGGGCCGTTGGGGGATCAGATGGCGGATGCGATTGATCCACCGAACCAGGGCGCGCAACAGCAGCAGCAATTTGCGCAATTGCAGGCGCAATCTCAGCAGCAAGGAGAGCAGATGCAGAAAATGCAGGCTGTTTTGCAAAAGCTGATGATTGAGCGCGAAGGCAAGGTTATTGAGCAGCAAGGTAAGGCGCAAGTCGTGCAGATGCAGGAAGCTACCAAGTTAGCTGTAGCTCAGATGAATGCCAGCAAGGATATTCATGAGGGCATTGCTGACCGCGAGATCGATGTTTATCAGTTACTGCACGGCTCTGCGCACGAGACGGCCATGCAGGCTCAGGATCAGCAGCACCAGCAGCAGATGGGGCAGCAACAGGTACAGGCCCAGTCGCAGCAGAGTGCGCAGGATGCGGCGCAGCAGCAGTCCGCGCAGGCCCAACAAGTTTCCGCTACTCCGGCGCAAGGAGAATCAAATCAGTAATGAGGTTCAATCATGGACGTAGAACAAGCGGCTCCGTCATCCGCACCGGTAGCAATCGAAATTCCCCGCAGCGGAACCAGCGAGTATGCCGAATGGCGCCTCAGCGGAACCCTGCCGGAAAAGCCAAGTTCCAAGCCTGAAACTGCGGATACGGCTTCCGCTGACACGTCGAAAGAGACGACTTCCGAGGCTGCAAAGCCTGAAATTGCCCCCGGCACGGAACCGGGCAAAACTACGCAGGAGTCACGCCGGAAACCCGGCGCGGAAGCTCGCATTGGTGAATTGACCGCGAAACTCAAGCGAATCGAAACGGAACTGGAAGAAGCGCGCAAGCCTAAATCGACGCAAGCGGAACCGTCACCCGCAAAGGCAAGTGAGCCCACAGCACCCCAGACTTACCAGGAATGGCGAAAAGCCTTCAAGCCTACCGAATGGGCGAACAAGTACGCAACCGACAATCCGCAGGCGACTTGGGAAGACATTATGGCGGCACAGGCGGACCACCTGGCAGATGTGCGGGACCAGTATCGTGAACGTGAGCAGCAAGTTACGCAGTTGCGCCAAACGGTATCTCAGAAGCTCGAAGAGGCCAAAAAGCGTTACCCGGACTATGAATCCGTGGCAGCGCCGGTCGTTCGGGAGCTTTTGAAGCCGGATGTTCCGCGCGAAGTGTTTTCGGTAATGAATGATTCTCCAGTTCTGGCGGATCTGCTCTATACGATTGGTGGAACCGAGGAAAGCAAGGCGGATTTTCTCGCCGCCTGCCGCTCGAATCCCTCTAAAGCGCTGCGTGTTGCCCTGCTGATGGAGCAGGAGATCATCGCAGAGCTTGCGAAGGGCAAGAGCGCCACGGAATCCACCATACGCAATGAGCAAGGTCAATTTGTAGCGCCAGAACCTAAAGGGTCAATAACTCCCGCCAAGAAAAGCCCAGAAAGCGCCTCAGAGCCGCCGATTGAAATCAACCATCGCGGATCAGGGCCAGTCGATGAGACTGGAAGAGCGTTCAAAGCCGGCGATTTTCGGGCGTTCAAGCGCGCCGAAGATGCCAAAGATATGCGGCGCCGCCGCGGAGCTTAACCAATGGCAGGCAACAATTTTCTAAATACGCAATGGGTATCGATGAAGGTACTGCGCCTCTTGCTCAACAAGCTGGTAGTCGCGGAATACTTCAACCGTTCATGGGAAAAGGACTTCGAAAAGGAATTCGCGCCCGGCTCCCAGGTAACGGTTAAATTCCCTCAGCGCTTTACGGTGTCCGATGGCATGGGCTACCAACCGCAAGGGATCAACCGTCTGCAAACTGCCGTCAATCTCAATCAATGGCTTCAGGTTGCTTTCGAGTGGGACGACTACGAACAGGCTGTCAAGTTGGAGCGTTCGGAGGAGGAGCTCGAAGATCAGTATTTCGAGCCAGCAGCCGCCGCTCTTGCGCAGGAATGCGACTCGCGCTGCGCCAAATGGGCTTACCAGAATGCCAGCATGACCGTGGGTGCTCTCGGAGTTGACCCAACCACCGTCCAGACCTACTACCAAGCCCGCCAGCGCCTCGAAGAAAACGCGGCCGGCGTCCTTGGCAAGCGTGCGATGCTGATTTCTTCGAGCATGATGACTTCGCTCGGGACCAACATCACCAACATCTTCCACCCTGCCGATGAAATCGATCAGATGTGGAAAGAAGGCACCATCGGCAAGTTGGGCGGCGCGACATTCTATGAGTCGCAATCGCTCTACTCGCACACGGCAGGCACCTGGGCTGCGTCCGTAGTGGTTTACGGATCAAACCAGAGTGGAACCTCGTTAGTCATCACGGCCACGGCAGGCGACACCTTCAATGTGGGGGACAAGTTCTCCATCTTGAATGTGAATACCGTTAACCCGATGACTCGCCGCGTTCCTGGCCACGCTACAAACAAGGTCTTCACCATCACCCAGGCGCTTACGGCTGCCGGCGGCGCGGGAGCGGACACGATCAACTTCCTGCCCCCGATCTACGGGCCGGGCTCACAGTACCAGAACGTGGACGCGCTGCCGGTTAGCGGCGTGGCACTCACTCTCTGGCCTGGAACCACAGCCCCTAATGGGAAGGTCGGCACGGTTGGCCTGAACCTGACTCGTGACGCTTTCGCT